TCGCCGCTGGCGCGACTGCTGGCGCGACCGAACGCGATGCACTCGCAGCGCGAGTTCTGGACGCTGCTGGCGGTGTACGCTGCGGTCGGCGGCAGCGCCTACATCCACGTCGTGCGCGATCGGCGCGGCACGCCGGTCGAGCTGTGGCCGTACCACGCCGGGCAGATGGTGCCGGTGCCCGCCAGTGACCCCAATGCGCGCATGTGGATCGCGCGCTACGACTACGTCAACGCGGACGGCACGGAGCTGCCGGTGCCGGTCGAGGACGTCATCCAGATCCGCTGGCCGTCGGTCGACCTCGAGCAGCCGTGGGTCGCGCTGCCGCCGCTCGTCGCCGTCGCCGCGGAGGTCGACGCCACCAACGAGGCGATGCGCTACGTCCGGGCGCTGCTGAAGAACGACGCGATGCCGCGCGTGGTGCTGACCACGCCGGTCGGCACGATCCTCGACGACACGGCCGTGAACCGCATGAAGGGCCAGTGGGGCGAGCGCTACGGCGGCGACCAGCGCGGCGGCGTCGCGGTGCTCGAGGAGGGCGTGACGGTGTCGCGCATCGGCATGTCGATGGCCGAGCTGGCGTTCGACGCGCTGATGCGCGTGCCCGAGGCGCACATCGCCGCGGCGTTCCGCGTGCCGGCGATCGTCGCCGGGCTCGGCATCGGCCTCGACCGCTCGACGTACAGCAACTACGCCGAGGCGCGCATCAGCTACACGCAGCAGACGCTGGTGCCGCTGTGGCGCATGTGGGAAGGCGAGATCCAGACGGCGCTGGGTGACCTCTTCGGCGTCGTGGTGCGCTACGACCTGTCGACGGTCGCCGCGCTGCAGGAGGACCAGGCGGCGCGCGTCGAGCGCACCATCAACGCGTGGAACGCGGGCATCATGACGCGCAACGAGGCGCGCAAGGCGCTGGCGCTGCCGATCGATGATGCCGGCGACGTGTATGCGCTGCCGACGAGCGTGCAGCTGCTCGACGCGCAGCACAGCCCGGTCATCGGCATGCCGACGCTGGCGCCGACGCCCGCCGCGGCACCGGCGGACGACACGCCAGTCGAGACGCGCGCGCTGAAGGCGCCGGCGCGCTCGCCGCATCCGGTGGCCGACTACGTGCCACCGCCGATCGACGACGTGGCCGAGTCGATGTTCCGGCGGCTGCGCCGCTACGTCAACGATCAGTACCGCACGGCAGCGCAGGAGATCGACGCGATCGCCGAGCGCCGCGCTGCCGAGGAGCAGGCGCGCAACGTATGAGCGACGACTACACGCCACCGACGCCGGCGCAGGTCGAGACCGTGGTCGGCGCGCTCGACGACGGCACGGAGATCAGCATCATCATGCGGGCGTTCTACCCGCTGCTGCTCGAGCGCGCCTGGGAGCGCGCCGGGGAGCAGGTGCAGCTGGGCACGGCGTTCGACCTGCGCAACCCGCGCGTGCAGGAGACGATCGCCGGACTGGCGCAGAAGGTGCGCCGCGTGGCCGACACGACGCGCGACGACGTGCGGCGCGTGATGGCGCTCGTCGATGCCGAGGGCATCAGCTACAACCAAGCGGCGCAGCTGCTGCGCGGCGTGACCGAGACGCTGCCCGACGGCACGACGGTGCGGCCGTTCGATGCGCCGTACCGCGCCTTCATGGTCGCGGTGACGGAGGCGGCGTACGCGTACAGCCGCGGCCAGGTGCTGGCGTGGCAGGAGAGCGGGGACGTCGACCGGATGCAGTGGGTCGCCGAGACGACGGCCTGCCCCGTGTGCAACGCGCTGAACGGGCGCATCGTCGCGCTCGGTTCGCCATTCGAGAACGGCATCGAGGTGCCGGCGCATCCCAACTGTCGGTGTACGCTCAGCCCGGTGCTGAGCGATGGGCTGTAGTGTATACTGTCACGCAGCAGGAGGTGCGACATGGCATGGGTCATCGGCGCAGACACGGATCTGCCACTGAACGAGACGCTGCGCTGGGACGGCCCGGGCGCGGCGCGGCGCGTCTTCGAGCTGGCCATGTTCGACAGCGACGAGCCCGACTATGAGCTGGCGCGGCGGGCGTTCCTCGTGTACGACGACGAGCGGCCCGAGCTGCGCGGCAGCTATAAGCTCGGCATCGCCGACGTGATCGACGGCGAGCTGTACGTGCTGTCGAGCGGCCTGCGCGCCGCGGCGTCGCGCCTGCCACAGACCGCTGACCTCGACGAGGACATCGTCAACGAGGCGCGGGCCATCATCGACTCCTACGTGGCCGAGATGGACGACGACGACGAGGAGCGACGCAAGGTCGCGCCGCCCGTGCCCGAGACGAAGGTCGACGCGCCGGCCTGGCTGCGCGCGAACGCGCGGCGGGGCCTCGAGTGGCACCGCGACGGCCTGTCGGGCGACGGCGTGGTCGAGCGCACGATCCGCGAGGCGCGGCAGATGGCCGACGGGTTCGTGAGCGAGGACAAGGCCGTCCGGATGGCGGCGTGGTTCGCGCGGCACATGGCCGACCTCGACGCGCCGGCGGCGAACCCGGACCACGAGGACTACCCGTCGCCGGGCGTCGTCGCGCACGCGCTGTGGGGCGGTGGCACGCGGCGCCAGTCGGAGCGGGCGCAGCGCTGGGCGGAGGAGCAGGTGGCCAGCATGGAACGATCGCAGCGGTCCCGCGCGTCGCGCCACGAGCGCAAGGCGGGCTTCCTGATGCCGTCGTCGATCAATGATCGCACGGTGACCGGCATCTTCTCGGTGTTCGGCAACATGGACAGCTACGCCGACATCATCCACAACGGCGCGTTCTCGAAGACGCTGTCGGAGCGTGCCGGGCGCGTGCTGCATCTGTGGCAGCACGACATGGACGCGCCGCCGATCGCGCTGATCGACTCGATCCGCGAGGTGCCGCGCCAGGCGCTGCCGGCGGAGGTGCTGATGCGCGCCCCGACGGCGACGGGCGGCGCCGAGGTGACGCGGACGTACCTCGACACGCCGCGCGCCAACGAGGTGCTGACGGCGATCCGCAGCGGCGCGCCGCTCGAGATGAGCTTCGCCTTCGACGCCGTGCGGTTCGACTTCGAGGAGAACGCCAGCAGCCCGCTCGGCGTGATCCGCAACCTGCGCGAGCTGAAGCTCTACGAGACCAGCGACGTCAACTGGGGCGCGAACAGCGCCACGGTCGCGGCGAAGGCGCGGAGCACGACGATGCCGCTGGGCACACTGCTGCACGCGCTGCGGGCGGCGATGAAGGCCGGGGCACGGCACTCGACGCGCGACACACAGCTTATCAACCAGATCGCCGAGGCGGCGATCGAGCTCGGCGCCACCAGTGTGCGCCTGATCAATCAGCCTGATCCCGACGAGGAGCGCGCCGCGCGTGTCGCACCCGCTCTGCCGGTGGATGGTCGAGAACGCCAACTGCGGGTAGCAGCGGCGGCACTGGCGCTGCTGCGGAGTGGGAGAACCTCATGAACACCCAGAGCCTGTACAACGAGGCGACGGAGCTCTACGGCCGCGCGCGATCGCTGCTGGAGAACCCGAAGGGGCTGAGCGCGGATGACTCGGCCCAGTACGACCGCATCATGGAGCAGTTCGACGCCAAGATGGCCGACGCCAAGCGCCTGGAGCGCGATGCGGCGGCAGCGTCGGCGATGGCCCAGCTGAGCGCGCCGCAGCAGCGCCTCGGCATCGGCGGCGCCGCGTCGGGTAGCGACGTGGAGCAGCGCCAGCTGCAGCTCGTGCGCAACTGGTTCAAGGGCGGCATGCTGAGCGCCGCCGAGCGCAAGGACCTCTCCGCCGGCGTCGATGCGCAGGGCGGCTACCTCGTCGCTCCGGCGGTGCTGGCCAACGGCATCATCAAGTTCATCGACGACGAGGTGTTTCTGCGCCGTCTGGCAACGGTGATCCCGATGGACGTCGGCACCGAGCTGATCGCCCCGACGTGGGACGCCGATCCGGCTGACGCCGACTGGCTCACCGAGGTGGCGAGCGTGACCACCGACACGGCGATGCGCACCGGCCTCCGCACGCTGCGGCCCACGCGGCTCAGCAAGGAAGTCAAGATCAGCCGCACGCTGGTGAACCAGTCGCGCGTCAACATCGAGCAGTGGGTGCAGGCCCGGCTCGCCTACAAGTTCGGCATCACCGAGGAGAAGGCGTTCCTGACCGGCACCGGGGCCAGCGGCCAGCCGCTCGGCGTGTTCACCGCGTCGGTGCAGGGCATCCCGACCTCGCGTGACACCACGGCGTCGGCGAGTACGTCGTTCACCGCGGACAACATCCTTGACACCAAGCACGCGCTGAAGGCGGCCTACTGGTCGCGCCCGGCGACGCGCTGGGTGATGCACCGCGACACCATCGCGCGGATCCGCAAGCTGAAGGACGGCTCGGGCAACTACCTGTGGTCGCCGGGGCTTGGACCGGGCGGTGGCATCACGCAGGGCCTGCCGGCGACCATCGCGGACGTGCCGTACCTGGTCAGCGAGTACGCGCCGAACACCTACACCGCCGGCCTGTATGTCGCCATCATCGGTGACTTCTCGTACTACTACATCGCCGAGACGGGGCGCTACGAGCTGCAGGTGCTCGCCGAGCTCTACGCCAGCACCGATCAGATCGGCTACATCGGTCGCACGTACGTCGACGGGCAGCCCGTGCTCGCCGAGGCATTCCAGCGCCTGAAGCTGGCCTGAGGAGGAACCCATGGCACACATCGGGCAGCTCAACGAGAACGTCGAGGTCGCGTACGTCGGCGCGGCGATCTCCAACGCGAACAACACCGACAGCAACTCGACCCGGCTGGACATGCAGGGCTGGGACGGCGTCCTGTTCGTCACCACGATCACCGACAGCGCAGCGACGGGCGTCGCGACGCTGAAGGTCGAGCAGAACACCGCGGACAGCGACACCGGCATGGCGCTGATCACCGGCGCATCGGCGGCGGTCACCTGCGCGGTGAACGACGACGTCAACGGCAAGATCCTGATCGTCGATGTGCGCGAGCCGCGCCAGCGGTACGTGCAGGCGGTGCGCACCAGCGCCACGGCCAACATCGCGTTCGGGGAGGTCATCGCGATCCGGTACGGCCCGCGCCTGGCCCCGGCGGCGCTCTCGAGCACGGCGGCGGCGGCGGCTGAGGTCGTCAGCGGCGCGTAAGGAGGACTACGATGACCTACAACAGCTCCAACTACCAGGAGCAGGGCGGGGAGTCGTGGGTCGTCGGTGGCAGCCAGACGGTGAGTGGTACGCTCACCGTCTCCGGCACACTGGCGGCCAGCGGCGCGACGCTCAACGGACTGATCCGCGTCGACAAGGTCGCGCTGGCGGCCGTCGACACCGCGGGCGGCGTCTTCGCGTGGGCGAACCCGGCGGGCGCGGCGATCATCGTGCACTCGGTGATCCTCGACGTGACGACGTTCACCACCGGCGCATGCACCATCGATGTCGGCGTCGCGGCGAACGCCACCACGCTGAACGACACGCTGCTTGACGGGCAGTCGCTGGCCACGGCGGCGAAGGTGCTGAACAGCGCCACCAACGCCGGCACCAACGGCTCGATGTCACGCAAGGTCACGTCGACGCAGTTCGTCACCGGCTCGGTGGCCAGCGGCGCATCGGCGGGGCTGGTCGGCAACGCGTACATCAGCTGGTCGCTGGTCTGACGGAGGGCGCCATGCCGATCACGGCGAAGTCGGTCACGATCACCACGAGCCCGACAGCGATCCACACGGCGGCCAGCAATGGCTGCCACATCCACCTGTTCAGCGACAGCGGCGGGCAGGACGTGACGCTCGGCCCGGCAACCGTCGTGGCCGGCGCCGGGTTCACGCTGACCTCGTCATCGAAGGTCATGACGGAGATCCAGATCCCGCCCGGCGAGACGCTGTACGGCATTGTGCCGTCGTCGACGCACGTCGTCCGCGTCACGATCATGGAGTTCTGACATGGCACTCGGACTGACCGTGACGGACTTGCGCGAGTATCTCGACCAGGTGCCGGATCGCGCCGCGCAGCGCGTCACGGTCACCGGGGCGCCGACGGGCGGCACCTACACGCTGGTCTACCAGGGCACGGCCACAGTCGCGATCGCATACAACGCCACGCCGGCGACGGTGCAGGCGGCGATCACGACGGTGGCCGCGACGTCCGGCGATGCGGCACCGGTCACGGTGTACGGCTCGGCGGGCGGGCCCTACCTGGTGGTGTGGTCGGCGCGATCTGCCCGGATCGCGTCGCCGCTCACGCTGGGCACCAACAGCCTCACCGGCGGCACCACGCCGTCGGTCACCGTCGCGGTGGCGCTCGATGCGCTGCTGCAGGATATCCTCGATCGGGCCTGCGCGATGGTTGAGAGCGCGCTGCTGCCCGTCGAGTACGCAGCGTACGGCGCGGCCTCCGCCGAGGTCGTGCGCAGCGAGCCGTATCGCACGACCTACATGCGCCTGCCGGCGCACCAGCACGGCAGCGTCACGGCCGTCGTCGAGGTGGCCAAGCTCACGTCGACGACCGGCACGACCATCGATCCCGACGACTACGTGCAGAAGGCCGGCTACCTGATCGCCGCCGACGCCGAGACACGGTGGCGCGCGCATGCGGCGTATCGCATCACGGCAGTGTGGGGCTACGGCCCGGCGCCGGCAGACGTGCAGCAGGTCGCGCTCGAGCTGGCCGTCAACGCGTGGCGCCAGCGCGACCGCGGGCTGTACAGCGAGGTGCAGGGCGTCGAGGGCGGCGGCGCTGTCAGCTACGTGGGCGGCATCAACGCGACGCAGCGCATGGTCATCCACCGTGCGCGGGCGCAGTGGCGCGAGGTGGTGACGTGACCGCCGATCGCATCACCATCGACGGGCTCGATCGCCTGCTGGCCAACCTCGATCCGGCGCGGCAGGAGGAGATCCTGACCCGCCTGCTCACGCGCGCCACAGCGCTCGTGCTGGCGCGCACGAAGGAGGCTGGGCCGCGCACTGCCAGACCACGCCCGATCCGGTACGCTGGCGGGCGCGTCTCGCGCGACATGACGTCGGGGCGCTACACGCCGGTGCTCACCGGCAACCTGCGGCGATCGATCACCAGCCAGGTGCAGCGCTCGGAGCAGCGCGGCATCGTGGGCACCAACGTGGTCTATGGCAAGTACGTGCACAAGCATCGCCCGTTCCTCGTGTGGGCGCTCGAGGACAGCCAGGACAAGATCCGCGGCGAGATCGACAAGGCCGGCAAGGCCATCGTGGGTGGCGCATGAGCTATCGCCTCGAGGACATCGTCGCCAATCTGAACCACGTGTGGTCGACGATGACGGGCATCACGGCGACGCTGGCCTACGAGCCACGCGCCGTGCAGGCGCCGCCGATGCTGTACACCCTGCTGGACAGCGTCGAGCGCACCGACGCAACGACCAGCGCGGGCAGCAACACGCGCCTCGTGGCCGTGCGGTATCGTCTGATCACCCGTATAATGCTGTCGTGGCGCGACACTGAGCAGGCCGAGCGCGATGTGCGGTACTACGTGAGCGCGGCGCTCGATCTGATGGACGTCGACACCAACCGGACGCTGGCCGGGCTGATCACTGCCGGCAGCGGCGCGACCATCGACACGATCACGACCGGCTGGATCGTCGCCGACGGCAGCGAGTATCGCACCGTCGACATCGCCACCAACGTGCATGACAAGCGGCTGAGGGGATAGCATGGCAGACAACTACGACATCCTGGAACCCACGTCGGCCCCGTCGGGCACGACCACACGCACGGTGCGGGCCATCGACGTGGGCAGCGGCAACCTCGCCGGGGCGGCGGTGCTGGTCGATACCAGTGGCAATCCACTGATTGGCGTGCAGAACCGTAGCGACTCGCTGCCGGTGACCATCGCGAACGAGGATACACTCGCGCTGGCACGATACCGCGTCAGCACGTATAACACCACGAATCCCACCGGGACACATATTCCGCCACTGCCGAGCGGCGAAGTCAACGACGTGCTGAATAATGGTGCGACGCAGGGCGTCGCAAATGATTTCCTGTTCACTTCGGGTGCCGGCGGAGCGCGAACCATCTTCTGGGAGATCCCAGTGGTCAATGCTGGATACAACACGGTCGCGGTCCTGATCCAATGGCTGATAGCCCCAGCTACTAGTGGAGTCGAAATCAGCTACCTACCCAATGGTTCGGTCATTCAGGCGACGTTCACCAATGCCGCCGGCGCAAGTCGTGTGCTCTCAATGGTCAACAGCGAAGGCGCGGCATACACTGCCAGCGTCAGTATGGCTGCAAACACGATTGCGCGATTGGCCATGGAGTACGGATCGCTGCGCACCGCATATCTGCAGTTTACGGGTCTGTCTGGTATCACAGGCGGATCGTATCAGTTCACCGTCATCCGATCGCGATAACCTAGGGAGGGCTTCAATGGCCGTCGAGCTAGCCTTTGAGACGCTGCTGGCGTCGATCGAATCCACGCGGGGCACGGCGATCGCAGCGCCGACGCACCTGATTCACCTGGGCGGCTCGGTGACGCCCACGAAGAGCCTCAACCGTCCGGCGGAGTCGCGCGGCGTCCTCGCCGAGGCGTTCCGCACCGTCATGACGCGCACCGGCGCCACGTTCGAGATCACCGAGGGCCCCATCGACACGTCGATGCTGCCGTTCCTGCTCAACGGGATCCTCGACGGCAACGTCACGGCGGCGACCACCCCAAGCGGCGCAACGAACACGCGAGACTGGGCCTTTGTGCGCACCATGGCCAGCGACAATCTGGAGTCGTACACGCTCTGGTTCGGTGACAGCGCGGTACGGCAGCTCATCGGCGCCTACGCGATGTTCCTCGAGGCGACGCTGTCCAACGACGCGTCCGCCGAGGACGGCGTCTTGACCTTCAGCGGCAACGGCGAGTGCCGCAAGTTGGCGACGAACAGCCCGGCGGACTCGGCCCCGGCGGCGATCGCCGGGGCGATGCTCCCGGGCCAGATGATGTCGCTGTGGATCGACACCAGCTCGGCGTTCGGCACCACGGCCGTCACCGGGCGACTGGTGAGCGCGTCGCACACGCTGCGCACCGGCGTCACCTTCAAGTACCTCGGCGGCGGCGATGCCGCGACGCTCGACTTCTCGCGCACCGGGCGCAGCCGCGTCATCGGCATCACCACCACGATCGTGATGGAGCTGCCCGACTTCACGCAGTACGACCAGTGGCTGGCCCACGACACCGTGAAGGTGCGCGTCCGGCACAACGGCGCGGAGATCGAGAGCGGCTTCAACCACTACGTCCAGGTCGACACCGCCGGTCCGTTCGAGGCGCTGAGCTGGGGCACCAACGCCGACAGCAACCGCACGGTCGAGCTGACCATCGAGGGCACCTACGACTCCACACTGACCAGCGACTGCCAGATCGTGGTGCGCAACGCGCGGACCGCACTGTAAGGAGTTTCGCCATGTTCGCTCGAGGGAAGTCGGCGATCACTCAGCACGGAGAGATCGCCGAGGCCGCTATCACCCCCGACATGGACGTGATCTGGATCCGCTCGCGCATGAGCGTCGCCGTGCAGCAGGCGGTGCAGAGCGAGGCCACCAGTGTCTCGACCAGCCGCGTCAACGGTCGCACAGGAACGCCGGATGTCGAGATCGACGTCGGCCTCTACCAGATCGCGCTGCTGCGGCAGAACATCCTGTCGTGGCAGGGTCCGGCGTTCGCCGGCGTGCCCTGCACTGCCGAGAACGTCGGCGACCTCGACCCGCTGGAGCCGCTGGTGCAGCGCGTGCTGCAGGAGATCAGCGATCGCAACAGCCGCCGAAGCCCAAACGCCGGGAGCTGACCACGCGATGGCGCAGCCGGATCAAGGGCCGCGCGGTCAGCGCCGGGCAGTATGATGCCCACATCTCGCTGCTGCTGATGGACGTGGCCAGGCTGAACCTGGCCGACGTCGACGATCTCGATCCCGACGCGCTCGACGAGATCATGGCAGCATACGAGGCACGTCACGAGGAGCGCGAGGCCGAGCAGAAGCGCGCAGAGCGGAGACGATAGTGGCCTTCAATCTCGAAATCATCGTCAAGCTCCGCAACGAGGCCCAGAAGGCGCTCGGCGATCTGAACACCGGGCTCGTCGGGCTGGGCAAGGGCGCGGCGGCGGCGGCGGTGGGCGGCATCGCTGCGATCGGCGCGGGGCTGATCAACATCGGCGATCAGGCCAGTAACGCACGCACGGTGCTGCAGGGCCTGAACGATGTCGACCTCACGGCCGTCCTCGACGACGCGCAGCTGCTGGCGCGACGATACGGCACGGACGTGACATCTGTGATCGCTGCCACGCGCACGCTCATGGACGAGTTCGGCCTCACCAGCGCGGAGGCCACGGACGTGATCGCGTCCGGCTTCGCTCGAGGCCTCGATGCGAGCGGCGACTTCCTGGACTCCATCGGCGAGTACAGCAATCTGTTCGCCGACAATGGCGCCAGCGCGACCGAGTTTTTCTCGATGCTGGAGAGCGGTATGGCTGGCGGCGTGCTGGGCACCGACAAGGCGGCCGATGCCTTCAAGGAGTTCGGAATCAGGCTCAGCGAGCTGACAACTGGCGAGGGCGACGTCGTGCTCAAGCCGGTGATCGGTGGCGAGCCGGGCCAGATGGCCGAGCGGTTCGTCAGTGATCTGGAGGACGCGCTGTACTTCACCGACCTCACCGACGAGGTCAAGGTCAACCTGTATGAGGGCCTGCAGAGCGGGGCGATCGACACAGCGGACGCGTTCAAGATCATCATGCCCGCGTTGGCCGGCATCGAGAGCGAGGTCGAGCGCAACGCCGCCGGGGTCCAGCTGTTCGGCACGCAGTGGGAGGACCTCGGCCCCGAGGCCATGACCGCCCTGACCATGGCCGGCGACAGCCTGAGCACACTGGGCGACGTGGCCGACACCGAGCGCGCGACGATCCAGTCGCTCGGCGAAGTCCCGGCGATGATCTTCGACAAGTTCTCGCTGGCGCTGCTGCCGGTCAGCGATCTGATTCTCGGCGTCGTCAATGCGGTCATGAGCGCCGAGGATCCGCTCGCCACGCTCATCGACAAGGTGGTCGAGCTCATCCCGGGCTTCGAGCAGTTCGCCGGCCAGGGCGCCGAGATCTCGCGCCAGCTGCAGCCGTTCATCCAGCTGGTCAAAGACAATCTGGTACCGATCGTCATTGCGCTGGCCGCCGTGATCGGCGTGGCACTGGTCGCGGCGTTCGTGGCGATCGCCGCGCCAATCGCCAAGATCGTGCTGGTGACGTCGCTCTTTGTGGCCGGGCTGTTTGCCGCCGTGATGGCGGCCCAGAAGTTCTGGCAGGAGATCAGCACCAGGTTCCCACAGGTGCAGGCCGTGGTCGACATGGCGATGATCGAGGTGCAGGCCACCATCCAGACGGTGATGCACGGCATCAGCGTCATCGTCAGCGAGACGCTCAAGGCGTTACAGCAGTTCTGGGCTGACAACGGCGACGGCATCATGAAGACGGTCGTCGCCGCGTTTGGCGTCATCGGTAAGCTCTTCCAGAACGCGATGCAGATGATCCGTGCGGTGGTCGACACCGCGCTCGCGCTGATCCGTGGCGACTGGACTGCATTCAGCGATGGGCTGAAGAAGATCACCAATCTGTTCGTCAAGGGTCAGGAGCTCGGCTTCAAGCTGCTGTGGACCATCGTAGGCCCGATCATCAACGTCATCAAGAACGGCATCGTGGGCGGACTGACTGCGGCATGGAACGGGATCAAGCCACATCTCGACAGCATCAGGACCGGCATCATCAATGCGCTGACCAACGCGTGGAACGGTATCACCGGCAACCTCGCCAACATCAAGAACGGCATCGTCAACGCGATCAACGATGCGTGGAACGGTATCACCGGGTATCTCGCGAACATCCGGGATCGCATCACCAGCACGATCAGAGACGCCTGGAATGGCATCACCGGCAACCTCGCCAACATCAAGAATGGGATCGTCAACGCGATCAACGATGCGTGGAATAACATCACCGGCAACCTCGCCAACA